CGTCGCTGTCGAGGCAGAGGCCAAAGGATGGCAGTACGCGTCTTTTCCGAACGGCAATCTTGAAAAGGTTTGCCAGGACTTCGCCAACCTCATCCTGAACAACTGGGATGACGTGATCGGAGTTTTCGAATGAGGGTCGTGCTGAAACTCAGAACCGAGTGGAAAAATCCACTCGCTTATCGGTTTGATGTTGAGGTTGATGGTGTCACGCGCTTTGCGTGGCACTTCGACCAGCATCTTTCGTACCAGTCGAAAGAGCATCACGTCTTCACCGCTGTTATCCCTGACGGACGCAGGTTCGTTGATGATCGCAGCGGCGATGCCCTCGTTGAACTTCTGGTGACGCCGGAAGAACTTGACGAGATGCAGGAAAAAGGCGCCGACGTGACCCTTATTGAGGCGATCTATGAGGACCTCATCGACATGTCGTCCACCGTTCTCCGTTTGCTCGGAGGTGCGGTATGACGAACACTGTCAAGGTCGTTCACCCCGATGATACGAGACCGTCCTTTGTGGCGGTCTCGAAACTCAATCGGTTGGTGAAATGGTACGTGCTGCCGAACAAGACCTATTACGCAATCGTCGTAGGTTTTGACGGTCGTGAGGGGATGGTGATTTATAGCCCTCTCCTCCGAAAGTACGGCATCTCTATCGAGGCCATGACGACACTGCAAAACGTCTTCTCTACTGAGAAGCGTTTCGTCAAAGCGATGAGTGAAGACATCTTCGCCCAAAACGGTGACAGCCTCTTGCGGTTCATCGAAGGCGGTGTCGTATGACGGCCCTATAACTGACTTCATCAAGCAAGGCCCCGGTTGACAGCAATGTCGCCGGGGCTTTTTGCGTTCTTGCTGCGCCCGGAGATCGGTAGCCGGCAAATAAATATCGGCATGATAAATGCCGCTTCACAGAACCTCATCAAGTCCTACGAGGGCTTGCGCCCAACTGCTTACCTCGATGCTGTCGGCGTCCCGACAATCGGCTGGGGCCACACGAAGACCGTAACCAAAGCCGATGTAGGCCGCAAAACAATCAGCCAGGCCGAAGCGCAACGCCTGTTCGACGCGGACATTGCCGAGTTTGAAAAAGCCGTTGCCCGCCTCGTCACAGTTCCGCTTACCGAGAACCAGCGCGGTGCGCTCGTGTCGTTTGCCTACAATCTGGGTGCGGGCAACCTCGGCTCGTCCACGCTACTCAAGAAGTTGAACGCGAAGGACTATAAGGGCGCGCAAGCCGAGTTCGGGAAATGGAATAGGGCAGGCGGCAAGGTGCTGGCCGGTCTGACAAAGCGCCGTGCAGCAGAAGCCGAGTTGTTCGGCAAATGAGTGGGCTGCGCAACAACTTCGAAAAGAAGGTCGCCAAAACCCTCGGGCCTGAATTTCAATATGAGCCGATCCGTCTCGCCTATACCGTACAGCGCCATTACATGCCGGATTTCGTGGACGAGGCCAACAAGGTCATCATTGAGGCAAAGGGCTTGTTCACGGCAGAGGACAGGCAGAAGCATAAAGCGATCAAGGCACAGCAGCCGGATTGGGACGTGACTATCGTCTTCCAGAACGCCAAGAAGACGCTCTCGAAAACGAGCAAGACGACCTACGCGGACTGGTGCGATAAGAACGGCATTAAGTGGAAACAGGCCTAACCTTTAGCGGGAACTAATGCAGTTCTGCGCTGTTGGAATATGGTGGTCAGATTAGACACCTGACCCGTCTCCAATGTCGCCAGTGCAGGTCCGATCATTCACCCCCTCACGATTGGGCCTGCACGACGGCTTTCGGAAATTCCCAACCTTACCTAGGCCCGGTTTCGTCCGGGTCTCTTTTTTGCGTAGCGTCTTCTTTTAGCCGCTCAATGATATCGGCTGCTTGGTCGATGGTCCTATGTAGGGTTTGAAGGTGTTGAGACAGCAAACGCAATGCTTCTTCTTGAACCTTCGGATCGAGCAGCGTGTTGTTGTCATTGTCAGGCAATCGAATCTCCATATCCGAAAATGAAATATGGGCAGACGCTACAGAGCCGGTTCTTGTCTGAATCTTAATAAAGCCGACACTCGATTAGAATTCATAAAAGCATCAAAGTTATTGATTGGTCTCAATCGAGCGCCATTAGGCACGTCATCTGGTCGATTCTGCTTAAATAGTTGGGCAGAACTCGCATTCCGATGGGTTCAACAGACACAGGTGAACCCATCATGTTCGAAGCACTAACCGCATTTCTCACGACCATTGGCATCAACCCCGCGCACTTTTTCGCAGGCTTTGCCGGGGCAATCGTCCGCATCGCCATTCAAGGCAAGAAACTCACTTTCGAGGTGTGCAGCGGCGCTTTTGCTGGATCGCTATGCGCGGTCTATCTCAGCCCGCTCGTCGCGAAATGGATGAACCTCAATCCCGTAGATGCAGCCGCGAACGGCGGGCTTGCTTTCGTCTTGGGGATGATCGGTCTTTCAATTGCAGAAGGCCTTGTAAGGGCTGCGCAGCGATGGGCAGCAAACCCGAAACTGCCGCGTGTCGGGGTTTTGTCGGATGCGCGGGATGCGATGGATATGTCGGAAAAGACCGACAAGGACAAATCCGAAAACTAATCGTTTGATGCTGTTTGAGCGCACCAATGGAGCAACTGAATAAATATGGATAGGGAGCAAGCAACATAAGGAGATAACAATGAGCAATGCCCAAACAAAATTGAATAAGTTGGTAGCGAAGCACAACGCAGCGATGGCCGCACCAATCAAATTGCAGAATTACAAGGTACACAAGTACAGATCAGGATCAGTGATAGGCGGGTTGACCGCGCTTTTGACGATGTATCTGCGGCCACTGAAATCGCAGCGATACAAAGATTACGATGAAGCATCGCATCGCTGGCGTCGTCGTTTTAAGAACCATAAGCACAAAGTCGGCACGCAGGTTAGCGAAGTGAAGATCGAACGCGCTGATCAATCAAAACGACTCCGCGAGGATGCAGGCGACCTACTTACAAAAGCAAGCCAACATGAGAGTTTCATTCGCCCGCTTTGCTTGCACGATAACGAATGGATCGCAGCGTTTGCCGATCCAAAAGACGCAATGCTGTTTAAGTTGTCGATGGGAGGTGCCAAGTGAGCAAGTGGCATATCGTAATTGGCAGTACGCCATTTAGACCTGAATACGAGGCTGCAAAGAAGTGGGTTGAAGAAAACACGCTTCCAATCTCTACCGAAGAGAAAGCACGTGACGTTTACAACCGCGTTCAGGACCAAGTAATAGAAAAGTTCCGCACATTCGATGGTCATGACTCGCAGCCCGTGCGAGTCATTCCCGCCAACATCGACATCGATAACAACGCCATAGAGGTCCGCATAGCATTTGAGGACATAGACGCCGCTATGCTTTGGAAACTAGCACATGGGGGTGAGTGATGAGCCACACCATGTTCGTGACAGTTGATGCCAAAGCCGTTGAAGCCGATCTTTGGGATTGCCTCAACAGCAATTCCACGATGGCCCTGTTGATGGACGTGGAGAACGAGAACGCTATCGCCTTTGGCAGCGATATCATCGGCCAAACCCATCTGACGAAAGCAATCATCTGCGCCCATGTCTATCGCCGTATCGAGGGGTTTGACTGGCTTAATGTGAGTGAGCCGGATTGGGTATGGGACAATGCAGGGGCAGAGGTCGAGTTTGCGACGAAAGCCGACGCTATGCTTTGGAAACTCTCCCAAGGAGACGAATAATGAAACTGATTAAATCACTCGGCCCGTTCTACCTGTATAGCGGTTATAACGGCCTCACGATTGACGGTGTGCAGTCGGATCACGCGATCTTTCTAGGCAACGGCAAGAATGCAACGCTGATGGGAGAGATGAGAGCGGAGACATCCGACAAAATCCTCAACGCTCTGTTTGCTACCTCACCCACCGGCAAAGAGGTTATCGACGACATCAAGCAGTCGAAAAAGGATAACGGCCACTAAGTCGCGACCAGCGCAACCAGCCGCCGATCCACCACGGCAATATCTGTGACGGAAGCCTCACCATTCATCACCCGCACAAGTTCGAGCGTGGTCATGGATCGGATGATGTATCGGTAGATTGCAGTGCCGGTTAAGTCCTCACGCGGATCATTCTCTTGCATCATTGCGCGCTGATCTAGCGCCTCAGTTTCAGCCTCGGATTGGGTAGCGAAGAAGGACATAATCTCATCGGAACCCGGAACAATCTGACAGCCGTAAAGAATGTAATCCACTGCCTTCCAACCTCTTTCTCGAATCGCCAACCACGATATAACTGGATTGGGGGAAGTTTTCCCCTTTTGCCATCGGGCATAAAGGGAAACGCACATGTCATTTCAAGACTTCTTATTGGCAGTTCTGGAACGAACTCTCAGCCGCGCAACAGGGCTGATATACTTGGCAATTGGTGCCGCAATATCCTTGGTCGAATACCTTCAAGCCAATCCTAAACCCGAATACTTCCTCACAAACAGCGTAGGCAATCTTCTGGTTTATGTGGGTGTGGCAACAGTCGCCGTTAGATCAATCGAGAAGAGGAAACACGCGTTCGAGGCAAGCCGTAAAGCCAAGAGCGAGATAAAGGCACAACAAGATAAACTGGCGCAATCCGCGCTAGCCAATTATCCGATCATGGATGATATATTGCAGGGTGCGTTGAAGAAACAGATACAACTAGGGAAACAGCGCTTCCACGTAATGAAGCCTAATCGTCTGCTGCATGAATTGCAGAAGATGAACGTCGTTGTGACACCCTTAGAGTTGGGTGAAAAACGAACGCAAGATGTTTATGTGATCCATCCGGCAGTATGGGATAAACGGGACGAGATACTGAACAACGGTATAAAGACGGATCAGTTCTATGACCACTTGTTTGAAAACAGGCGCGTCTAGTTTCAGCGACAAAGCAGCAAGCAATTTGCAAGGCTACGTAATTCAATTTGCGATCCTATGTGATGCAAATTGCAGACCTATGTAAATCAATACAAGAATTGCAATAATCTCACCAAATAGCCCAAAAACTTTTCAAACTGGCGCATGTTAAGCCTTTTGCGCACTAGGGCAAGCCTATCAATGCTCTCGCCCTAATCTTTTTTCGGCTGCATAACATTCAACGTGCAATGAGTGTTATGAAAGCGAATACAACCAATGCAACCACAGCAGTTTGTAGCGTACTATCGTGTATCGACGCAGAAGCAGGGTCAGTCCGGCTTAGGTCTTGAAGCGCAGCGCACGCAAATCATCCAGCATATGCGGAGTGAACCAACAGCCGAGTTTACGGAAGTGGAATCGGGCAAGGTGAATGATCGTCCGCAATTGGATGCAGCGATTGCGCTTGCAAAACTCCATCGCATTCCGTTGGTGATTGCCAAGTTGGACCGGCTCTCTCGCGATGTTGAGTTCGGAGCAAAGATGCTCAAGAGCCAAGTCGATATTATCGTTTGCGATCTCCCCGGAGCGAACAAGTTCACGCTGCATGTGATGATGGCTATCGCAGAAGAAGAACGCGATATGATCAGCAAGCGCACAAAAGCAGCATTGCAAGCAGCCAAGGCGAGAGGTGTTAAACTCGGTGGCGCACAGGAAAGCACTAGGAAGCGTGTAGATGCGTTTGTTGGTCAGGGTGCTTGGTTCTACGCAAGTTCAACCTGCGCGTCGGCAATTTCGTTGCCGGCGTGGCGGCGTT